GAGTTATGGAATCAACAGACAGCAGACTTGTATGACCAGATGACTCTTGGTTCGGGTGCGCGTCTTGAACCGTTAGTGGTTTCAATTACTACGGCAGGCTATGACCTTGATTCTGTTTGTGGTCGCTTGTATCAATACGGCAAGAGTGTCGCAGCAAAAGAAGTTGATGATGACGCGTTTGGTTTCTGGTGGTGGGAAGCAAAAGCAGATTGCAAAATTGATGATGAACGTCAATGGCATATCTCAAACCCGAACGTGGCTGAAGGCTTGCTAGATCCTGAAGATCTTTTAAGTGCTACAAAGCAAAGTTCTGAGATGGCGTTTCGTCGTTGGCGTTTGAATCAGTGGGTGCGTTCGCAGGAATCATGGCTACCTGTCGGTGCGTGGGAACAGTCAGTGTGTGAAGTTGAGTTTGATCGGGACAGCCCAACATACGTTGGTATTGACATGGCGTTAAAGCATGACTCAATAGCAATAGTGTCCGTGCAGAAGAACGATGAAGGCAAGTTTGCTGTTCGTTCTAAGATTTGGCAACCGTCAGATGAGGGTGTTGATGTTGCCGATGTGGAACTGTATCTGCGTGATCTTCATTTGAACTACAACGTGCAAGAGTTTGCTTACGACCCTGCCTACTTTCAAAGGTCAGCAGAAATACTTTCCGATGATGGTCTGCCTATGGTTGAGTATCCACAAACAAGTTCACGAATGATCCCTGCCTGCGGTAACGCTTACGAACTCATAGTGTCAAACCGTGTTGCACACGATGGTTCACCAACGTTCACAGATCAAGTGTTATCAGCAGCGCAACGTATGACAGAGAACGGTTGGCGACTATCTAAGGGAAAGTCGAAGCGAAAGATTGATGCGTGTATTGCTATGGTGATGGCGTTGGATCGCGCTAACTCACGACCACGCACAGGAACAGAACCACAGGTATTGAATGTTTGGGATTAGAAAACTCACAAAGAAAATAAGAGAGCCACGAATGGTATTCAGTACACTGCTTGAAGTAGTGGGGTTTGTAGCGTTGATGTATGGAATTGCTGTATTCTCTTTGGGGATTGCATTCATAGTGGGTGGAATACTTCTGATCTTGGCAGGCGGATTATCAGCATGAGTGTTTGGCGAAAAACAGAACGACGCGCATTGCCTATCTCTATTGACCCATATCAGACAACGGCACGACCAGCGTTTAATAACTACTCAGGGGAAATAGTTGATGAAGTAACAGCAATGGCATCTTCTGCTGTTCTTGCAAGCGTCACCCTAATTGCCGATTCAATTGCATCAATGCCATTAGATCTTGTTCGTGACGTCAATGGCAGAATAGAAAAAATGCCAACACCATCTGTGTTCGTCAAACCCAACGCTCATCAGACGATGTATCAATTCATTCATCAGGCTTGCGCAATGATCGCGCTACATGGCGTGGACTTTATCTATGCACCTATTGCTTCTAATGGATTACCAGTTGAGATGCGGAACCTTCCACCCAAGTCTGTGTCATTAACTATTGAAAATGATGAGATCATTTACACATACAACAAGACACGAATGACAAAGGAATACATACGTCAAGTGTCATGGCTAGATCTTCCAGATCGCTTACGACCTATCTCACCATTAGAAGCACAACGCAACACCATCGGAATGTCTATCGCTATGGATAGATTCTTGGCTCAGTTCTATGGAGAAGGTGCAACACCATCGTCTGTATTAGAAACAGATCAAACAATGTCTAAAGATGCAGCCGAAGTATTGCGCGACACTTGGGAAGATGCACATTACAAACGACGCAGACCAGCAGTTTTGACGAACGGTTTGAAATGGAAACCAGTAACAACGTCTGCTGCTGATATGCAAATGCTTGAACATCGTGAAGCAATCGTGCGCGACATCGCCCGTACTTACCGTGTGCCACTTCATTTAATTAACGGAACTGGTGGAGACTCACAGACGTATCAGAACATTGAGTCTGCTGGTATTAACTTTGTGCGCTACACCTTGTTGCCATATATGAGAAGGCTTGAAGATGTCCTGTCAGAGATGTTGCCTATTGATCAGCGTGTTCGTTTCAATGCTGACGAGTTTCAACGTGCAGATCTTTCTACGCGTGTACGCGCACAGCAGTCAATGATTATGTCTGGAACACTTACGCCTAACGAAGCGCGAGCAATGGAGAACCGTGAACCGTATGACGGTGGTGATCAGTTCGTTCTTGGTGTTGCTGGCGCACCTATGGCTGGTGTTGAGGGTGGCGATCTTCCTACACTTGGCACAGATAACGTTCCACCGAAGTAGCATATGAAGTCAATAGCAGTAACAGTAACTACATCAGCAACATTGGTTGTGGCAGCAGATAACTTCCCACGCACTTGTTATCTTCATTCATCTTCAGGTTCGCTTTATATTGGTGGCAATGATGTGACTGCATCAAATGGATTGCACTTATCTAATGGCTCAACGATTGAACTCTTTGTTCCAACTAACGAAACTGTCTATGCAATCACAAGTTCTAGTAGTCACACAATGCGTGTCTTAACACCTGATGTGGATTAAGTAATGCCATACGGGATCTCACAGAATCAATCTGACTGTAATGGTTGGGCAACTGTTAAAGAAGTACAGAATGGTTACGAAACTATTGGCTGTCATGTTTCTAAGCAAGATGCAATAGACAATATGGTTGCTGCATCAATTACCGAAGATATTGAACCGATTGGTGAAGTTCGCGCACTACCTAGTAATTACAGACCTGCGCTTGCTGATGACGTTCCCGAAGGCAGAGCGTGTGGCAACTGTGCTTACTACGAAGAAAGCAACCAAGACGAAACAGGAACGAAAGCATATTGCACAAGATGGAATGAATATGTTGATGGTGCGTTTTATTGCAATGCTTGGCAACCATACGAAGATGAAGAAGAATATGAGGAAGATCGCGCAGTCAATCTTTCCGCACCACAGTTCATGCGCGCTAACGCTAAGCGTGGTTTGAAGTATCACGAAGAAGGATTATCAGGTGATGGTCTAAAACCACAAACTGTTGAAGATGCGCGGTTAATGGCAACAGGAAATGTTACTGAAGCAAAGTGGCGGAAGATAGCACCTTGGATTGCGCGACACATGGTTGATCTAGAAGCAGAAGGTGTCAAAGAAGGAGACATCACCGCAGGTATGGTTGCGCACTTGCTTTGGGGATCGGGAACAACAAAGAGTGAAGCAACACGAGCAATGGAATACGCAGAACGTGTTGTTGCACAATTAGAAGAAGAACGCTCAAAGTTGCAAGATAGTCGCACAGTGCCAAGTTCATTTGATAACATTCGCAATACTATGACCGAAACAAATACAATCAATTGGGTAGTGCGTGACGAAACCGAAACGCGTCGTATTGCTTTCTCTAACATGGAAGTTCGCGCATCGGAAGATGGCACGAAACTTATTGGCTATGCAGCAGTGTTTGACTCACCATCGGAACCATTACCATTTACAGAGTTTGTACGTCGTGGCGCATTTACGAAAACACTTAACGACGGTGCAGATGTTCGCTTGCTAATAGACCACGAAGGTGTACCACTCGCGCGTACCAAGTCAGGCACACTTGTCCTCACTGAAGATGATCGTGGACTTCTAGTTGAATCAGATCTCGACCCAATGAACCCTGATGCTGCACGTTTAATATCTGCTCTACGTCGTGGCGATATCAGCCAAATGAGTTTTGCATTCCGCACAGTTAAAGATAACTGGTCAGATGATCGTCGCACACGCGAACTACGCGAAGTGCAATTGTTTGATGTTTCAGTTGTTACCTTCCCTGCATACGAAAGTACCGTTGCAGAGTTGCGCGCGAAACAAGATGTTGCTACCATCATTGCGACGAACACACTCAGTCTGCGCAAACGCCAGATTGAAATTGCTCGCCACAAATAACACAGCCGACCAGAAGCCGAACACGGTTCACTTCGTAGGTCACTTTGGAAAACACAAACCAATAAACCCACAAAGGAAAACCTAATGTCATATTCAGACACCCTCGCAGAGAAGCGCAACGCGCTACTTGCACAAGCAGAACAGATCACCGTTATCGCACAAGACGAGAAGCGTGAACTATCCACCGATGAAGATGCAAAGATTGCATCAGTCCTTGACGAAGTTCGTGCACTTGACGGACAGATTGAACAGCACATCGAATTAGAAAAGCGTGCTATTGAATCAAAAGAGATTCGCAAAGAGATCGGCGTTGAGTTCAGCACCACAGTTATTAAGTCAGAGCCACGCACCTACGCACCACAAGCGGACACATCGTTCATTCGTGACGCTTACGCTGCACAGTTTAACAATGACTACATGGCTTCACAGCGTCTTGCCCGTCACATGGCAGAAGAACAAGTTGAACGTCGTGACGTAACATCAGCAGCCTTTGCTGGTCTTGTAGTTCCTCAGTTCCTCACTGACTTGGCCGCACCGTTCGCACGTGCTGGTCGTGTAACCGCAGATCTTGCGCGTAAGCATCAACTTCCAAACGAAGGTTTGACACTGAGCATCAGCAAGGTGACTACTGGTTCCGCTACTGCATTGCAGACCGAAGGTGCTGCCGTTCAGGAAACAAACATGGACGACACGAAACTTGACCTCACCGTCAAGACCTTCGCAGGTCAGCAGAACGTTTCGCGTCAGGCTCTAGAGCGTGGCACAAACATTGACTCACTTGTTATGGCAGACCTTGTGTCCTCATACCACACAGTGTTGAACACAGCCGTTGTTGCTGAACTTCTTGCATCAGCAGGACAAACAGTTACTTACACCGATGCTTCACCAACCGTTGCAGAGTTGTATCCAAAACTTGTTGATGCCATTCAGAAAGTTCAAACAACTTTCTTCGCTGGACCAAACGTAATCATCATGCACCCACGTCGTCTTGGAATGATCTTGGCTGCTGTTGATGGTCAGTCACGACCACTTGCAGTTCCAACACCATCATCTTCAGGTCAGCCTGCATACGCCTACGGAAGTGGCGCACCAATGTACGGCAACTCTGGATACAGCATCTTGGGATTGCCTGTCTATACAGATGCAACCGTAAGTGTTGTTCAAGGTGCAGGTACAGATCAGGACACCATCTACATTGGTAACACGCAAGAGTTGCATTTGTGGGAACAAGGTTCTGGCGAGCCAATGATGCTCCGCTTTGAGCAACCAAAGGCTGCTGAACTTGACGTCACAATGATCGTGTACGGATACAGTGCGTTCACTGCCAACCGTTACCCGAACGCTTGGGCGCAGATCAACGGTACTGGTCTCATCACACCAACGTTCTAACGAACTAGAAACATTTGGCTGGTAGTGTGGGGACTACCAAACCAATGTGGAACGAGAAAAAATGTCAAAGTATATTGAGTCACTTCTAGTTGAACGCGCTGGATATGCGCGACGTGGGAAAAAAGATCGCGTCAAACAAGTTGATGACGCACTTGCCGAACTCGGCTATGTTCACAAGTATGCCGAAAAGTATTCTGAAACAGAATCAGCATCTATTGAACCAGAAGCAGAACGGGCAGTCACGCCACGCGTAACAAAGCGCAAAGGATAAAACACAATGGCAATCACTAATGGTTACTGCACACTTGCAGAGATCAAAGCAGCATTGCGTGTTACCGATTCAACTGACGACACACTGCTAGAAAACTCTATTGAAGGTGCGTCACGACGCATTGATGGATACTGCGGTGCGTTCTTCTATCAAACATTGAAAACAATTAAAGTCTTTACAAGGTATGACTACTACTGTGCGATTCCAGATCTTGCTAACACAACTGCATTGGTAATCAAGACTGATGATCTAGGCAATCAAACTTTCTCAACAACGTGGTCTGCATCAGACTATATGTTGAACCCAACTGATACTTCTTTGACTGGTGTTCCGTACCGAAAGATTGTAGCGATTGGTTCAAAAACTTTTCCGTTGTTCAACGATCCGCAAAGACCATCGGTTGAACTCACAGGAACGTTCGGTTATCCATCTGTGCCAGATGACATTCGTGAGGCGTGTGTGCTTTTAGCAATGCGTGGCTTCGCGCGTTACAACTCTGCATTAGGTGTTGTTGGTTTCGCAGATATGGCTATCACCGTTCGTGCCGTTGATCCTGATGTGCGCGACTATCTAATGCCATACAGACAGAACGTTGTCGCCTAATGCCAGCGACAGTCTCGCAAGTCGCTGAAGGAATCAAGACACGTCTGGCAACCATAACAGGACTTCGTGCGTTCTCCTACCAAACGGAACAGATGAACACACCACCGTTTGCTTATCCTGAATTGACACAAGTTGAATATCACCGCGCGTTCGGTGGCGGTGACGTTGTTATGACATTCATCATTCACGTTGTTGTAGGTCGCTACACAGATCGCACAGCCTTCGCTTTGCTTGATGACTTCCTGTCATACTCAGGCACCAAGTCAATTCGCGCTTGTCTTGAATCAGATAAGACACTTGGTGGAGTTTGTCAAACATTAGTAGTACCATCAGGTGCAGACATTTCAAGTCTTGGCGAGGGTGGGGCTGAGTTCTTGGAAATACAACTATCACTTACAGTTCACGCATAGGAAAACAAATGAGTTCATACAAGATTCTTTCAGATCGTTTAACGATTGGAAAACAAGGTCAGACTATTGACGACGACGCACTTGATGGTGCTAACATACAAGCGTTGATTGATGGCGGACACATCGCAATTGTCAGCGCAAAAAAGACCGAAGAAAACACAGAATCAAAGGACAAATAGATCATGGCAAAGTTAGTGCTTACAGATGCATCAGTTACAATCAACTCAATTTCGCTTGGTGACCACGCGAACAGCGTGACATTGAATTACGAAATTGACAGTGTTGAGACAACTGCGTTTGGTTCTACTGGTCACACCTTCACTGGTGGGTTGCAGAACCTGTCTGTTGAAATTGCTTTGATGCAGGATCTTGCAGCAGCGAATGTTGAAGCCACGATCTATCCTTTGGTTGGTACAACGACCACACTAGTACTGAAGAACACTTCTGCTGCTACTTCGGCAACTAACCCGACCTATACCATCAGTGGTGCATTCCTTGCTTCTCATACACCCGTTGCTGGATCTGTTGGTGAATTGGCTATGACAACATTGACGTTCACTGGTGGAACAATCGTCAAGACAACTTCTTGATCTAACTACTTCACGAGAAGGAAATACAAATGAAAATATCAATGACTGTCGTATATAACGATGGAACAGAAAAGAACGTTGAAGCGGTGTTCGCTGACTTCGTAGCGTTTGAACGCGTATGGTCGCGAAGCGTTACAAAGTTTGAACAAGAACTACGCCTCACCGATCTTGCTTGGCTTGCTTGGCATTCTGAGAAACGACGTAGAGAAACTTCACAACAGTTTGATCCTGACTGGATTGGTTTAATTGAGGAAATAAAGATTGCAGAAACCGATGGTGAATCAATCCCTTTGGAGATGAGTCAGCCCACTTCCTGATCGCTTTCCTTGCGGTTGAAACAGGCATACCTGTTTCGGTGTTGCTGACAGAGCCAGAGAGTTATCTTGACGCAATGTTTTCCTACCTGAATTGGAAGAACAATCCGCAGGCACGAAGAACGAAAGCACGTTCAAACGTTGATGTTCTTTCTGAGTTAGACAAGTTGCTGTAACATAATCGCATGGCTCAGATAACCGCAGTACACGGTGTGCAATCAACGATTCAATATCTGCAACGCTTTGAGCGTGAGGTATTCAAAGAGATACGCAAAGAGTTGATTGATTCTGCACAACCTATTGTTGTTGCTGTTCAAGGTGAGTTCCCTAAACAACCTTGGGATTCCACGCGTGGAGTGAACTGGACTAAGTACGGAAGAACACAACGTGGAAGGAAAGCACCGTCTGCTGCTGGCGCGTCATTCCCTAGATACCAACAGTCAAAGATTAAACGTGGCGTGAAGGCTGATACTGGTTCAAGCAGAAGAAGGTCAGATGGTACCTACACTATTTTGCGTATCAAACAAACCGATGCTGCTGGATCTATCTACGACATGGCAAAACATACACGCACAGCAAACGCTGCTTCGTTTATTACTAATTTGAATAATACCAAACGTGGGCAACCAAACAGTCGTGTAATGTTCCCTACTGTTATCAAAGCGATGCCGAAAGTTATTAACGACGTTATGAAAATACTTAACAAGATTGAATCGCGATACACCGCAGAGATCGCTACTGATACACAGACACGCGCAGCACAAAGCGCACGTGCGAAGAATCAACTGCGTAACGTTCTAGGACAATTCGGAAAAGGTTTCTGATGGCTATTAGTGTTCCAATCATTGCGTCGTTTGATGGGCGTGGCGTATCCAAAGCGATACGTGACTTCAAAAAACTTGAGGGTGCTGGAAACAAGATGGCGTTCGGTTTGCTTAACACCAACGCTGTTGTCAATAAAGGCATTGCACAGTTTGCAAAGTTTGGTGCGATAGGTGCTGGTGTTGCTGGTGTGATCGGTGGAACATTAGTTAAGGCTGCGCTTGAATCAGAAAAGGTAATGAAACAAACCGAAGCCATCGTCAAGGCAACTGGTGGTGCAGCAAATCTAACGTCAAAACAAGTTGGTGAACTGTCGCGAGTAATGTCCGTCAAAACTGGTATTGATGATGAGGCTATTCAATCGTCAATGAACTTGCTTCTAACGTTCAAGGCTGTACGCAACGAAGTAGGTGCAGGGAATGACATTTTCAATAGGGCATCTATGGCTGCACTTGACTTGGGCAATGTGTTTGGATCTACCGACGCAGCAGCAAAACAATTAGGCAAAGCATTAAGCGATCCTGTGAAGGGTGTTAGCGCGTTAAAGAAAGCAGGTGTGGACTTCACTGATGCTCAACGCAAACAGATTAAAGCGTTTGTTGATTCAGGAAATGTTCTTGCAGCACAGAAGTTAATCCTGAAAGAAGTTGAATCACAGGTTGGTGGTACTGCTGCTGCTACTGCTACTGACTTTGATCGTATGAAGGTTGCTGTGGGTAACGTGGCTGAGGATCTAGGTACTTTGTTGTTGCCTGCGTTTGAGGCTGCTGCGCGTTTCGTTACTGAAAACCTTGTGCCGATCTTTACAACGTTCTCTGACATTGTTGGTGAGAAAGGTGTTGGTGCTGGCTTCAAGTATTTGGCTGAACAAATTTTAGGTGCGTTAGGTAAGTCAAACAAGTTCAAAGATATTGTGTTTGCAATAGTTACTGCATTTGTTGCTTTGAATTTTGCAGTAGGTATTTACACAGGATTACAAACACTTGCCACTATTGCGATGGCTGCTTTTGGTACTGCTGCTACTGGAACTGCCGTTGCTATGAATGCTGCGTTCTTTGGTATCCCTGCACTTGTAGGTGCTGTTGTTGTAATTATTGCTGCACTTGCTTTAAGGTTCAAAGGCTTTCGTGACTTTCTTAGCAGTTTAGTTCCTGCATTCAAGTTTGCATTTAATGGGATCGCAAACATTGTTGAGTTCCAAATCAACAACATGATTAGATCAATCAACTTATTTATTCGTGCCTACAATTTACTGCCATTTGTTGATGATGTAAAAACTCTTGACCACGTAAGTCTTGGTTTTGACAAAGTAGCAAAGTCTGTTGGGAAAGTTGCTAGTGCTGCGGACTTCCGAAAGTTTGAAGGATTCCAACCAATAGATTCAAAGAAACTTCCTAAGCCACCTAAGACACCTGTGATACCTACTGGCGGTGGTAGCGGTAAAGAAACCTCAATTGATAAAGCAAAGAAAGCCCTAGACAAATATACGGCAGCGTTAAAATTGTTTGGTCAAGAAACAAAGCAATACAAACAATCAATTAAAGATGTTCAGAGCGCACAAATGTCGCTCGCTAACGCAACTGATGATGTTCGTGTAGCGCAAGACAAGTTCAACAAGATAAGCAAAGGCTACGGGGCAGGAAGCAAAGAAGCAGCAGTTGCTACACGTGACCTTGAAGATGCGCAACGTTCTGCTGTTCGCGCCACTATTTCTTTGCGTGACGCTACTAAGGGTGTTACCGATGCGCAGAAGGCTCTTGATGATTTGAAGTCTGGCAAGGCAGCATTAACAGCGACGGAAGATTTGGCGTATGCAACACAAAAGGTTGAAGATGCGCGTAAGAGTCTTGCTGATGCTTATGTTCAAGGTGGGGACAAAACTATTAACGACGCAGCGCAACGTCTGTCTGATGCCTATGCGGAACAGAAAGACGCTATTGACGCTGTACGGGCAGCCAACGATGCTTCAACACCAGAGGCAATAACTAAAGCGGAAGATGATTTGACACTTGCCAAACTGGATTTGGTTGATGCACAGAACGCAGTAAAAGATGCCAACCAAGATGTTATTGACAAACAAAACGAACTGCACGATGTCATCAGTGGTGCTGCTACCGATTCGCAAAAGTACAAAGACGCACAGAAAGAACTAACTGATGCACAGAACGCAGAACGTGACGCTGTTGATTCTTTAACCGATGCGTACGATAAACAGGCTGAAGCATTATTGGCTTTGGCTAACGCGAAGAAAGGTTTGGCAACAGCAGCGAAAGGCACAACAGCCAAACAGGAACGTTCAGCGCAAGAGACTACTGGTATAGATCCGAAAACTGGTTTGCTTACAGGCTCGTTTGGTGGTGTTGATTCGTTAATGAGTGGGCTACCTAGTATTGACTTTTCTAACATTGACTGGTCTAAGGTCATACCGTTTATGGCTGATGGTGGCATCGTAAATAAACCAACGTTGGCGATGATTGGCGAGTCAGGCAGTGAGGCAGTGATACCATTGTCGCAGATGGGCAACACAGGTGGTATTAACATCACAGTAAATACTGGTGTTGGCGATCCTGTTGCTATCGGCAAATCAGTTGTTGATGCGTTGCAGGCTTATCAACGGCGTTCAGGCGCACTACAAATAAAGGTGGCATAAATGGCTTCAACATTTCCTACAACAATTGACAACTTCACTGACCCTCTTTCTACTTCACCGTTAAACAGTCCTTCACATTCGCTTCAACACGCAAACATCAATGATGCAGTAGAAAAAATTGAAACCAAACTAGGTACTGGCACGCCAACAGGAACAGCAATAGGTGTCTATTCTGCTTATACACCAACAATCGGTGGCTTTACTCTTGGCAATGGCACGGTAACTACCCGATGGACTCAAGTTAATAAACAAGTTCATTATTATGGGCGTGTTGTTTTAGGTTCAACTTCGGCTTTTACAGCCGCACTAGATATATCAATCCCAATAAACATAAACGCTGCATCCGCAGTGTTGGACACTATCGGAACTTGTGGCGCATATAACGGTTCAATTCTTTTTTATGGCGCACCAATTAACTTATTTAACAACCAAATAAGATGCACATTTTTTACTGCTTCTGGAACTTATGTATCAAATACTGATACTTCTGCAACCGTCCCTTTCACTTGGGCTAATGGAAACATATTCTTTTGGAATATAACTTACGAATCTGTGTAGATGGCTGTACCGCTTTACGATTCCACAACCCAATATGACGCCACCCTAGTTGGCTATGACGGGTTAGGCGATGGTGTTACAACCATGCCCACATTGGGCGTGTTCATAGCATTTGATGGCTCACCATACGATGTTGAACCTGTATGGACAGAAGTAACACCGTATGTAACAAACGTAGATATTGATCGTGGTAGGTCAGACGACTTCTCACCTTTCGTTTCAACCGCTTATGTAACGTTCCAAAACAACACACGACAGTTTGATCCGTTTAACACGGCAGGCACCTACTACGGGAAACTGCTTCCAAGAAAACAAATCAAGATCGTTGCCATGAACAACGGCATTTTGTATCCCGTGTTTCGTGGTTTCGTTGAAGGGTTCCCTGTTCAATTTACTGAGGCTGGTTATGCCTCTACGGTGTCGGTTCAATGTTTTGATTTGCTTGCCTTATTAGCATCATCACAAATGCCGAATGTGTTGTATGAATTTACATACAACTACATTTTGCGGTATAACCCATTATCAGGATTCCTTGATGGTTCACCTACGGTAACAAAAAACCCTGTTCACTATTACAGAGGTGATGACCAAACACCTTCAACCACTATTTCAGATCAAGGTTCACAAGGCTCGCCGTTACTTGGTTCGGTGCCTTGGTCTTTCGGAACTCAACTGGCACCTTTGGGAAGTAAAAACTCAATCAACATCGGTCAAGGAAACTCTTTTACTTGCCCAACAGGTACGGGTGTCGCAACTGGATTAACAGTTAATCTGTGGTTCACCATTACCGACAAAACCAGTACAGCATATTTCCTTTATGTTGAATACGGATCTGTTCGCATAAGAGCAAACATTGACGCAACAGGATTTTTTCATGTTGAGATTAAAACACCGACGTTCACTTGGGATGGTTATGACTACACCAAGAATAGTGGCGCAAAAATGCGTGACGGACAGCCTCATTGTTTGAACATTATGTACACCCCTAGTACCTCAAATGCTTACAACTCTGGTACTTATGTTTATGCTTTTTTAGATAGTGAATCAATTTTGTCATCTATTTCGGGCGGTTCCGCTACAAACACTTTGGGTGCTGATGTTGTAACCGTGAGCAATATTGTGTTTCAAGAATTAGCCGTTTATGATTTTTCGGCATACTCAGCATTTGCTTTATACAATTATGGACTTAGCAAGATAACAGAGTTTGTTGGTTATCGTTACAGGCGTTTAATTGATTACACAGATGTTCCGCAAGCCCGAACTAACTACAACGAAGTTATTGGCAATGCTGCTATCGGTTGGGCGGGTTACCCATATAATGTTGTTTATGTAACAGAAATAGATAATCAAGGCACACCAATAGTTGATGCGTTAAACAACACAACCAATGCCGAATATGGTTTTATGTATTGCGACAAAAATGGCACTCTGCAATTCAAAGGTCGGAATTATGTTTATGTCAATCCGACAAGCAACACAAACCAAGCCACACTCGGCACAGGTGGTGTACCGTTTGAACCTCAGATAGATATGCAACTATCGGGTGACCAAATCCGTAATGATGTGACTGTCACATTTAGTGGTGAAGGTCTTGTAAATGCCACAAATAGTGGTTCTGTATCTGCATACGGCAC